CCGGAAACCATAACCGGAAGTGATGATCTGCGTTTCTCGTTTAACCGGCCCAACCATGCTTTCCCTCTACGATCATTTTGACGGTCGCTTCAAGCCCCGCTACCGCTACCGCAAGGTTCTCTGTTGCCTTTGTCTGTTCCCGTGCGACATATCTCAGGTCTGAAAGCTCATTACCGTGATGAACCTTTATGTTTGCCACATTGGTTGAGAGTATTCCCACACTCTTATCTGTTTTGATAATTTTGCGTAATCCCCAACCCCCGGCAGCAGAAATAATCCCGCAAAAAAACAGGGATAGTGCCGTGATTATCTCAGTCATTTTGTGCCTCTCTCGCTTTTGCCTCTGCAATTTTTTGTCTTTTAATTTGCATAATATAGTAATATACTTCACCTGACACTACGCCGGTACGCGCTCCCGTAGAAATAAAGGCTTCTCGTTTTTCGTATGGCATACGGGCCAAGCGATAGTATAAAACAGTTGCTTTTGCTTTTGTGGGAAGTCTGCGTAATCGAGTCCAATATCCGAGGTCTTTAATATCGTCTGTTGCAAGTATCTGTCCGTAACGCTCTCCCATTCGCTGTGCGTCAGGGCCGTCTAAACCCAGGAAAAATTTTGTGATCTCCCTTTCGTCAACCTTCCGGTTTTTAACTCCTTCGTGCAAGTCTTTCAGTTTGCGTTCAAGGTTTATCCTGCGGGAAGCCTCTTTTTCCTGTGCATATTCCATTTCCTGCCTTTCCCGCTTATAGGGGGATGTACTACGGATATACTTTCTAACCAGGGGGGTTTCTGACCATATCCTTTTTGTTTCTTCAGATTTTTCTTCTTCGGACATTTTACCTGATATTACTTTATAAAGATGTCCGCTGGCAGCAGTATAAACATTCCCGCGTGTAAAAAACTGTGAAAGGGCATAGTCCAGCCGGTCGGGTGAAAGACCCCAGGTTTTCTTTCCTTTAAGGTCGATGTGTGTGGCTGCACCAATATCTTTGAAAAAAGGGTGAGTGTGTTTTGTCCATTCATCTTTAGCCTGAACTGAACCGCCATGCCATATATCATCGTCAAGCCAGAAGTCATGGTTTGCTAAAGCCCCATACAGAGCAGAAACAGCCGGGGCGCGGGGGATAGGGAGAAAGTCTTTAGCAGCAGAAACGGCCTGGTCAACATCAAAGGCTTGCCCGGTTGCCCTACAATATAAACCGTCCAGCATTGTTAAATAGGGACGTAAAAATTCAGGTTTCGGTACTCCTACATAATAATGTCGAGTCCTGCCGTTTTTATCAATATACGTTCTGCCGGTAGTTACAATAAAAAGCCGGTTCTTTTCCTGCGGGGTGAGATCATTCCATGCTTCAGGGTTTATCCTTCGGCTTGCCTCATTAAAGCCGAGTTCCATTCCCCCAAGCCAGAGAGCTTTCGCCATCCACCCTTGCGGGTCGTCTTTCATAGACCGGAACATTGTACGGGAAGCCTGTATAGCAGCATTAAAATATGGACATACAACATCAATTCCCTTTGCCCATGAACCGCCCTGTGAAAAGTCCAAAACATTTCGAGCAATCCACGCTGCTTCGCGGGCTGTTTTCCCATTTCTCATAGCACGGCGCATTACAGCCAGCCGGGTCATTAACTCTGAAGTCTCCCCTATATAACCAAGAGCTTCCTGCGTTTTATGTAAAGAATGATGTGCAAAACTTAATCGCCCCTGGTGGGTAAGAAGCGGAAGGCCCCCGCCGTTCTCAACATACTGACGATATAAACCCTTGCGTAGTGCAGCGTCTTTAGAAACATGAATGTAATCCCAGGCTAATTCGCCCATAAATTTTAGAGGCATAGAAGAATATTGCCCTGACACAAACCATGCGTGTACGATGTCTCGCGGAAGGTTGGTTAATACAAAAGCCGGGTTCCAACCTGTTGCCATAGGTCGTAAAATATTACCACCCAACGCCCATGATAAACCAGTCCGCATATTTGCGCTTATCTGTGGGTCGCTCAATATCCATGCTGAAGCCATATCATTCGGCATTTTCATGGTGTGAGTTTTGCCTTTTATGACACAGTGTATTGCTGTTTCATTCGGGTCAACGGAAAGGGGAACGGGTTTTTCAATAATCCCCCCCGGCTTAAAGGTTGGTAAAGAATCTTCTGCTGCGTCTTCCCATATTTTTACAATTTTGTTTTTCGGGTACGCCTGTGCTAAATCATACAACCGCTTATTCGCTTCGTTTCGTGCGATTAAGCCATAAGTCCGGGTATACATGGTTGACAATAACCGGCGGGAATCGAGTTCGAGGGCTTTGAGCGTTCCTTCTTCAAGGGGTTCCAGCCCATTGCTATTCACCGATATTGTTTTACTACCTCTGGCAAGTTTGTACACGTGGCTGTCGGCATATTCCAGTATTTCACGGGGGGCATACACAGCTTTATTTAATAGCCTTGTATGTTCTTCTTGAGATATTATTTCTTTTTTCAGCATGTCGTCTATTGGTTTTCGGGTCAACTCTTTCCATTTATCCAATAGTTGAGCCATGCGGGGAGTTGTGTGTGTCTGTAGGTATACCTCTGCTTCTTCAGCAGCCTTTACGCCACCAGGGTGAAGAAATTTTGTTTCAACGAGGGTTCCATTTTTAGAAATTATTTTTTTATCCCCAAGAGCTTTTACGCGGGCATAAAACAGATAGGAATTAAAATTTTTATACTCCTGGGTGGGCATTGTTTTAAAAAATATTTTGTCCGCATCTTTCATATACATATCCGACAAAGAGCTTGAACCTAAACAGGCATCCCTGTCTATAATAGCCTCTCTGCCAAGAGGCGTTTTTTTCAGCTCTTTGCGAACATGATGGTCAACGGCAACCCACTGTCTCATTAGCACGTCAGAAAGGCTTTCCCCTTTAATCTTATAATCACGTTGCCAATCCAAGACCCTTTCTGCGTTCTGAAGGGTTCGGTCAAAATCATCGAAATGTTTGAGTGAATCTGCAACATCATCATAAAAAGGAATATTTTCAAAGTCTTTGTAATACTGGAAAAACCCGGTGTCGGCTTCATCAATGGCCTTTGCCTCCGGGTGCTTCATTTTAATCTGTTGTTTATATGTTAAGCGCGGACCCTGAAGACCCTTTGCAATTTCGTTGGATAATTCACTTATCTGTTTTCCTGTTTCCCCCACTTTTCTCAGGTGTCGGCCCATATAACTTCTGGCTGCCTTATATATTCCCCGGCGAGCTGCATTAACGGCAAGGCGACCTCCAACGGACGCACCGACACTGCCAACCATAATTGCCACATCACCAACGGAAAACGGGGCTATTTCGACCCCTTTTTCAAATATAACATTCCCATCGGGAGAATGTATCATCAGGGTTTCTCCCGTTTCGCCGTCAAGGGTGTGCTTGTATTTACCCCATTGTGTGTCTGTATACTCAACTATGTCGGGTTTTCTGGTAAGGGTTTTTTGAAAGGTTTTAAAGGCCGGTTCGTCACTTTCCCGCATAACACGGCCCAACTCGTTCATTGGTCCTTTCGGGATAGAACTGAAAAAATCCGATTTTTTAACAGACTCTTTTTCGGGAAGTGGGTCGCGCTCTCGTAGAACACGACCCATTTCATCCATCGGTCCTTTTGTGAATGTGTCAAATATTCCCATTATTCGGGTATATCCTTCAGGTCGTCTTTACCGACCTGTGGTCTTTTCCAATCGGGCTGGTCAAAAGTTTTAACCTGTACCCATTCTTTAGGGTTACCCGGCAGATTGTTGTCACCGGGATAAAGCCACTTGACCTTTCCTGATTTTAGGTTACGGAAAAGCATCGGTTTAAAGGTTCTTCCTGTAGACCTTCTCATAAACTGCCCCATAAACTGATCTCTAAATTCATCACCTTTATGGTATACGCTCCCAATAACATAAGCTGCGTTAGCTGCATCTTTCATTATTTGGTCCTGTGCTTTAGGCGAAGATTTATCCAGAAGTCTGCTGGCATTATCGTAGAAGGTCACATAGTTATCCTGTATGCTTTTATTTTTAAAGTCCAGCCCTTCCATAAAGAGTCTTTTTAATCCGGGTACGATTTCTTTTTCGGGTCCGGCTGAAGCAACACCTTTCTTTTCCCCCCGGACGTAGGCAACCAGATCAGGAGTTACCAGATCAGGATTGAGTCTTGCTTTTCTGGCAATATCCCTTGCGCCCCGAACACGGGTTTCCACGCTGGCCTTGTCTGCCCAGGGAAGGGTCAGGTTCTTTTTAATAACATCAGCAACCTTTAATTGCTCTGCGGAAAGTGTTGCGGTTTTATCGTAATTTTTGTCTTCCTGTAAAGACCCAAAAGTAACAGGTGTTTTTATCATGTTCGGGTCTTCTTCTTTTTTAACAGCGGGCTTGACGGACAGCCTGTTCGCTGCTTCTGCTTCATCCAGTTTCTTTTCAACTTTCCCACGCTTACGGGCGTATCTTTTATCAGCGTTAAGGTCGGGGGCAGAAAGGTCTTTTCCGAAAAAGCCGAGACCTAATGGGCTGGTTACTTTACGGTACAGCTTATTAGCTGTTTCATAATCACCCAATTTCAGGTGAGCCATTACTTCACCTAACACGTCCTGTTTGACTGAACTTTTGGCAGCTTGCGCCTGTTTAAGCATAACTATGGCGCGCATAAGGTCTGTTAAACCACTATTCTGATTCTGCGGATAAATGTACTGAAGTCCCATATTAACCTCCTATCGCCATTCTGGAAATGCCCTGTAGGGGTGAAGCTGCATTGGCGTTCGGGTCAATTCCTGTCGGCTGCTGACCGCCTTTAAATAGGGCCAGCATTTTCATAATGTTTATCAACGGAGAAATGCCAGAGTCCGAGGGCTGGCTCTGTATAATACTGTGTCCAAAACCAGGGGATATACTTCGCACCTGATTGTGGGCGTTCGCTCCATTGATGTTCTGAAAAATGCTCTGCATCCCAAGCAGTTTTGTAAGTGTGCTGTTTTCCATTAGAAAAGCATCCCGCCCATTAACCCAATCTGTAATAGTGGAGAAATATAAGTCTGAAAGTCACTTCCCCCGCCATACGCCAGTGTGTCAAAAGCTGAGTTTCCAAGAAGCTGACCGGGAAGCTGTGCTGCGCCCATTAAACGCTGTAGTGCGGATTCTTCGAGCTGCCTCCGCATCTGTTCATCCTGATAAAGCAGATTGCCGTGTTGCTGTCTGAGGCCGGAGTGAAGATCACCTTCAGCGTCCGTTATTGCCTTGCTTCTTGCGGAAGACCAGTAATTCTTCCCCATCTTTTCCTGCATGGAAGGAAGTATTTCCTGTTCCCAATTTTTCATTGCAGGGTCATAGATGGATTCTTTATAAAACTGTTCGGTTACTTCCGGGTTTATTTCTGTTGAGGGTTTACCAGAAAACAGCCGAGCCAGTGCGCTCTGAGCGTCCTCTGACCCCATCATATCACCGTAGAAACCAGTGAGCTGTTTCATAAGCTCATTCTGTTCTTCGGTATACTTCGGAACCTGTTTTATTTCCGGTGCTTTCGGTTTGAAAAAATCAAAAACTCCCATATTATTCTCCTGCATCCGCATACTGCACGTTAGTCCATGCTATACGGTTTTTCCCTGTTGTGCGGAACTTGAACCGAACCCGTTTTGCACGAATAAGAAATGAGGCAATATATTCGTAAAACGCATCTTCGGTCGTTTCAATCTGTACTTCATCTGTCCATGTGTCTCCGTAGTCTGTGGACAGGCTCACATACAGGGAGCTTCCCGCCTCCACATAGCTTACTCCTATTGTCAGCCGTGAAAGCAGAAAGGCTTGATGTACCTCATTAATTGAATAGTCTTTAGTTATGAGGGTTGCTTCAATGCTTGTGCCGTTATCATCGTTTGCGCTTGAGTCATAATAATAAACCTTTCCCGATGTTCCGGCCAGCACAAGACTTTCCTGTTTCCCCTCTGTTCTGTAGCTGCCGATTGTTCCAGTCAGATCACCGATTGTTCCGGTTAAATCACCAATTTTAAATACAGTGTCAAGGTACGCCGGACATCCAGCCGTCAATCCTGAAAATTCCCATATCTGCCACGCTTTTGTTTTCCAGTTGTACGCATAACACCTGTTACAAGTTGTGTTCGTGCCGGTCGGAATAAACAGGCAGTAAAGGCTTTCTTCGGGAATAACCCCGGCAAAAGCCCGGTTAATCTTCGTTTTATTTAATTCACGGAACAGGGACGAGGCAACAATCTTGTCTGCGAGTTTGTGGACGTTGCTGCCGTCAAACATATACACATCATCATTGCCGAGAAAAAACTGAACTCCACTTACGTCACATATCGTTTTTGGTGCGAGTGTTCCAATCGGGTGCATATTTTCGTCAATTGAGATAGGGTCTTCATCATCCCCCGTTGCCCGTGCTACCGCAATAGATTTCTCTTTGTATATAATTAGTGACCCCCGGAAAGACTTCAGTGCCATGATCTTATCGTCAGTATCAACCAGATTATACAAAATTGCAGACCATGTTTCGGGGTCTCCTATATCTGCAAGTTCAACCGTCTGTGGGTATTCGGTTCCGGTATCTGTAATATCCCCCAATATTAAATGATTATAGAAATATCCAATGTGTCGTGCAAGGTTCGGGCTTCCCCCAAGCAAGGTACACGTTCCGCTTCCACCGTCCCACTTCTGAATTGCATCTTTCCCGTTGGTTATAACTGCCAGCTTGTCCCAGGTTCCTTCGTCAACCGGATATACAATTTCGTGCTGATCGTCTTCATCCCCTGACCAGCATAACCGTATAACATACGCTGCGCCAGAAACGGCTTCAGTACACAGGGTTGCCAGGGTGAGTTGAGTGGTGCTGTCCCATGTGTCTATAGGAAACCAGGTGTCCGGTGTGCCGGTCCCATTCATATCGGTCGTGCCGAACTTTATCTGACAAATAGACCCTTCGGGGTAATCATCCCAATCGGGCCACGTTGTACCGGCAAGGGTTACGGTTTTATCATCACCGCCGACCGTTACTGTTCCCGTGTTCAGGTTGCGGGTTATAAATTTCCAGCTACCATCATATTTGAACGTGTCTCTGGTGGTAGTACACAATAAAAAACGTGAAGAAGACATTATTAAATCATAAAACGAAACGCATGTGATAGGGTCAGTAGTTGGCAGGGTTCCCCGTAGCCCCAGGCCACCCCTGCGAAAGAAGGTGTTGCGGAGAAAGATAAAATTGGACACACTTATTGCAGCTTCGTCTGGAAGGTCTTCAGAGGGGGTGTCTTTAATCACGCCCAATATTGCTGGTATTCTAAATTGCTTTAACATCTTCCTTCTCTATAATGTTTTCGTTTTCGTCAAGCACTCCTTTTGCCTGAAGACTTACTACTGCTACTTTTCTCATTTCTTCACATATTAAATCTTCTTTTTCTTTTTCTTTTATCAGGGTAAGTTGTTTTTTAGTAAGTTGAAGTTCTGAATATTTCCGGGGCACGGTGCAAAGTTTTTCTTCGTCAAGTGAAACCCATGAAGCGTCAACACTATCGGGAACCCACTTAACCTCTGCGTTCGGGTATATTCCTTCTACTTCCTGGTAGTCCTCATGGAAACAAATTATTTCATCATTTTGTACTATTAGTTTCATTTTATTGTATGTTAATTGAATTGCCGTTTCCTATCGTGTTTGCGTTTGGACAATGAGTATCTGTAACTGAAGAAAAAACCATATTGTTGCCAAAAGAAAGACCCATGTTAGCTGCATAAAAACCGTAATAACAATTATAAAAAGTAGAGGATGGGGCTTCAACGTATGCTTGAGTCTGAGTCGTAGCTGCTATATAAAATGTATTCATATAAGAGCCTTGTGCGTAAATAAAAGAATTATGTCTTACATAAAGACCCGCATAAGTGTAGGTGGTAGAAGTTTTGCTTCTCCCAAAACATTTAATATATGGACAGCTTACAACAGATTGGTACTGACAAAGAACCCCCTGGCGACAATAATATACTTTTTTGGTGGGGTCATAGGCGTCCAATGCCGAAAACGATATACTGCTGTCAAACCTTGCAAGAATACCATTCCCGAACTCCCCGCCATCTTTGCCTATATATATATAGGAATTATCGTCTGCCGATATGTGGGAATTAAACTCTGCGAATACTCCGCTTCCTTTATATCTATAATTACTATAAATACGTGATACATACTCCGTTGAACTGTTATAAACCCTGAGTCTGCCACCATACTTTGCGACAAGCATGTTCACTGCATCTGCCCCGTTCCCTGCGGAAATATCATAACTGTTCATGTCTAAAACAACATAGCCGTCAGACTGCTGAACAAGCAATGCTGCGTATGTTGTAAATCGAGGGTCTATATCGTATGTCCATGTATAGTCAGCCTGTGTTGTTATGTTTACATCCGAACATAGCTGAAATATAACTTGCGCCCCTTCGGGAAAATGATACTGTCTTTTCCATGCAATCGCTTGTTTGAAGTTCGCAAAATCACCCCCGCTTCCAATGGTTTTGGTAACAGCAGAAGAAAGGTATTTCCCTTCGAGGGTCGTTACGCGATCATCAACTGAATCCATATTAGAATTAAGCCCGGATAAATCCTGATAATTCCGGTACGCCTGGTCCCGAAGATGTCTCTGTACCGCAGGGTCGGAAGGTGGGATTATGGGGGATTTCTTGCTTAACAGGTCCATTATAGTATTCGCCTAACAAGTATATGTTTGTTTTTGCAGTATGCGGTTCCCCCGGAATCCAGGGTTCTAAAGTTTAACTCAACTTCATAAGGTCGCCCATCCCCCACAACAAACACCTCAAAAGATACTTTTATATATTCGTCTGCGGGTAGGCCACTGGTTCGGTATTCTACCTGGAAATCTGTTGCGCCAACCTGATAATACGCAGCCATCAAGGAAGACTTTCCGGCTTTTGTTGTAACGGCGGGTGCTTCATAAGGGGTGGGGCTTACCTCTACTGTATAGGCAGCGTGTTGAACGTTTCGTTTTATTTCCATTAAAACCAGAATTTCATACAATGCCCCGCTTATTGAATTAAAGCTGACTGTTTCATAGCTTGCTGCGCCAAAAGAAGTATAGGTTCTGGTCCTTTCGGTTTCTTCTTCTGCATGATAAGGATATATTTTTGTTAATTCAATGGCGTTGCCGTCTTCGTCTGTTATGTGAAGCCTGGCTTTACTGTCTACGTCTTTTGCATGAAGAATCACCGCGTTGGAAAGCCCAGAGCTTACTGACTCAGAATTGGAGAAAATAAATTTCCTGAAGTTGCCGTCAGAGTTATGCTGATCTTTAGTGATATTTTCATCAAAAAATATATTCGGCTGAAGTCGTTCCTTAATGGCTTCACGGCAAGATCGAATTTCATCATCAATCTTATCAACGTCCGTGTCGCCAGTGGGGATATGTTCATTCCATGTTTCAAGAAAATCAGCCATTATATTATACGCTCAACCAGGAAATATCTGTCTTTAATGGTGTAGGTATAATCACCATACGCCTGAAGTTTTAAGGTTAAAGTGCCCGTGCCTGTTATATGAAAAAACTGTTCAATATATCCATTGTAGCTATACTGGTTTACCAAAAATCCGTCTTCACCTGTAACGGTGAGACTAAAATATCCTGACGGCCCCCATCCAATTGACGCTGCCCCGGTTCCGGCTGTTTTGTATATTCGTATTCGCCCGGTTGTATCGGAGCTTTGACAAGACAGGGCCATTCGCGCTCTCCATACCTGTCCGCTTACTGCGTTAATTTCTATAGAAAGGTTGTTTTCAGAAGCCCACACTGAACCCCCCGGCTGAAGATTTCTCTGTGTGGTGTCTATTGCTTCTTCTCCACAATAATGATGTCCCTTGCGGGTAAGCTGCACATCGTTGTCGTCTTCATCCATCACAAACAGTTCGGCTTTACTGTCCGCGTCCTTTGCGTGAAGAATCACCGCATCGGTAATCCCGGAATTTACTGCTTCAGAGTTGGAAAGGGGGAGTTTTTTAAAATTGCCGTCAGAGTCATGTTCGCCCTTCGTGATGTTTTCATCAAAGAACATGTTCTCTTGAAGCCGTTCTTTAATACCCGCACGGCAAGATTGAATTTCATCGTCAATCTGGTTTGCAGGAGTATCATTATCCGGTTTGGTTTCATCCCATGTTTCAACAAAGTCAGCCATAACACACCTTATATATCAGAATACTCCACTACAAAGGGAGTTCGTTTTTTACGCTGAAAATCAACCTTCTTCAGCTCTGCCAGGTAATAGTTCGCCTGACTTATCCAGAAACCAACTGACTGAAAATCGTGCAACATCGAGGTAAGCCTGACGGTCACAGTCGTTATAATCACATCACTGGCGTTATCCGTTAGATCATTACTGGTAGCGTCCCACGTTGCTTCTACGTCAGAGGGGTCTTCAAAGTATTGGTAAAATAGTACATACAGCGTTGAGTTGACTGCCGGTTTTGCGGAAAGCCTGATCTTATCACCCCGTATTTCAAAGTAAGGGGGATAATCGGTTTCGGCATCGGGGTCAAACACGTTCACATATTCGCCCCCGGAATCCATGTCTATGAGCTTCTCCGTGTAATTGCCGTCCGATTTCAGATAGCGCAGGGCTATGTAGTTTTTAAATCGAGCCGGAAGATCATACTCAACAGTTCCGGCCACAATGGAAATTGTGTCTTCCTGGACCATAAACCACCAGGGGTGATTTCCCTGAATAGTTTTCATTGCCTGTGCAATTACCCCTGTAGACCCCTTTAGCCGGGATTTTACACCGGCTGTGGGGGTTGCTTCGCCATATACATTACCAATTATTTGATCGTATATCTGAAGAAGGGTCATTATTCACCTTCGTCTTCGTTAAATGCTTCGTCAAAGGCTTCGTCAAATTCATCTGTGATAGACTCCTTTGGGTTGCCCTTTTTGATTTCCTTTTCCATAGCCTTTTTGCGGGCAATGTCTTCTTTGCGCGGTCTGCCAACCTTCGGGTCGTCAGGGTGTTCAATCACGGTAACATTGTACCGCTTCACCATGCGTTCTTTAATCTTCCCGCCGTCTTCAATGTCGCGGTAGGTTTCCGGGTACTGTGCAGACAGAAGGTTGTTCATTACTTCCACTGGACGTGTAATCTTCTCGTTTTCAGGAAGAACAAAATTTCTTCCGAGCGCGCCAACTTCAATAATAGTACCAGCTTCGTTTTCCCGGTTGGACACAACAAAAGTTGCCATTCTCATTTTAAATTACTCCAAGAAAAAATATTAGGGGGCATTGCGCCCCCCATTTTATTCAGAAACCGCAGTTTCTATTCGGACCATTCGAGTCTCACGTAAAATCTTTGCAGCGAAAATCGCTTTCCAAGCAACAGAGCTGTACATGTCGGCTTTGGAACCGGCACGGCTCTTGTCCTTGATTATGTGCTGCATGGAATGTTTATCCAGTGCAACAGTAGCGTAAGCGTTCTTTGCCACGATCAGACAGGAGTATACGTCAGCCTTAGAACCAGTGGTTGACAGGATACCCGAACCCTTGTTACCACCCGCATCAGCTACGCTGAAAGCAGTGGTGGTCATGAGGTAACGAATACCGCACTTGTCAGCACCGATCTCGTTCTGGTATACTTGCTGCTGTTTAGGGTATTCCTCAACAGGAATAAAGGAGTCGTAACCCCTTACATCATGTGCAAGGTTAGGTGCAATGTACGCAAAAAAGCTCGCCCCAAGAGGGGTTGAACCTATACCAGTGGTGGGAAGGATAGGTTTAGAAAACTTCTCTGCGTTCTGGTTTTCCAGATAACGGACAGCCAGTTTCAGGTCGTCCTTGTCCATCTTCGCAACAATCTCGTTACGGGCAGCAGCAGTACCGGAATACTGTACAGTGGTTCCCGCGTTCATGACATTACGGCAGAGGATTTCCAGGGTAAGTCCACCCTGACGACCGGCACGTTCAACGGCAACAGTCAGTATAGGGTCTTCAATAGTGAACTCAACGGTGTCCTCTATGATTATAATACCGACATATTTGGCCAGCGTAACGCTCTGGTCGTTTTTGGTCATTGCAACTGCATTGGGGTCGTCAACACCCGCAACAGGAGTTGTCTGAGCTGCGAGATCAGGCATATCCCTGAACACCAGCTTGTGACCACTTCTCAGTCGCACACTCTTTTTCATGCCGAGCCAGTGGTGGCACAGCACTGCTCTCGCCTCGTCTAACAGCGCGCCAACGTAAAACTCGTCAACCGCTGCCGGGACATTGGAAAGAACGGTAGGATTAGCAATAGCCATAACTTACCTTCAGACTTCAGGCAGCTTATTCCTCTCCTTTAACTCGTCTTCGGTGGGCAGCTCTTTCTTCGGGAGTCATATTGCGAATTTTCATAGCCTTTATCCGGTCGGCATTTGCGCTGTCACCAGCTTTGCCGAGCGTGGGGCTTTTCTTTGTCGCTTTCTTTATGTTCTCCGTCACCTGTTTGCGCCCTCGCTGTTCTGAAGCCTTTTGAAGTTTGTCCAGGTACGCATCGTGGGAACATCCAATTTTGTAGGCTGTTTCGGCTTTGTCATAAGACTTTTCCAGCATACCAATATACATGGGGTTGGCAGGGATACCCAGGGCGGGATTGCCAAAAATTATGTCTCTGGTGTATTTGTTTACAACTTCGTCATAATCGGAATGGCGTTCTCTCGCTTTGGTTTCCATTTCAAGAATATCTTCCTTACTTGCTCCGAGCAGAGTTCCCGGAACGGGGGTCTCTTTAGCGGGTTCTTCCACTTCGGTTTTCCCGCCCTCAAGACTTGCAAGATACCTTTTAAGGTCTTCTCCTGTTACCAGCCCTTCAGGGTCGATGTCGGGCATTTCTGCCTTTTTAATCAGCCCTTTGAGTTTATTGATTTCTTTCGTCAGGTTGTTAACCTGAGTCTCAGCCAACTGCCGTCTGGTACGTTCTCCAAGTGCAGCGTTCTGGAACCCCCGTACCTGAGTCTGTAAAGTCTCTATATCGAGGGTTGGCTCGTCTTCCTGGTTGGCGACACCATCATTTTCGCCCTTTTTGTCTGAGCCGTTCTGACCGGCGACATCAGCATCTTCGCCCGTAATATCATCAAGCTCCTGACCGGCGACATCAGGTTCTTCAACGCCCGTAATATCATCAAGCTCCTGACCGGCGACATCAGATAAGTCTTCGCCCGGAATATCAAAACTGTCTAAATCTACTTCCTGGTCGGCGACACCAGGGGAAACTACGCCCGTTTCTCCATTCACTTTTAAGTTCTCCTTTTATTGTGGTTGTGGAGTCATTTGACTCAAAAATTTTAAGTACATTTCTTTCGTTTCTCGCGGAAGCTCACTGGCTTCAATTATCGCGTGGGGCAGCGGTGGGAGAAGCCCCGCTTTTGTAAGCTCTGCAAGAATCTGGAAGTTTGCCATCCTGAAGGTTGGCGAATTGGCTCTTTCATCCACGATAAAGTCATATCGTGCCGTATCTCTGCGGTGTTCAAAATCAGGTGGCAGCTCTTTCCCTGTTATACGGGAAATTTTTTCGACAGTCCAATTTTCGTTTACCAGGTCTATAATATATTTGGAAATATTCTGCTTTGCTATCGCCAGGTGTGTATAAAAGTTCTGGACAGCCATTATGCCCTGTCTCTGTCTCTGGTGGGCAAGAAGCCCGGACACATCAGAGCCGGAAGGGTTTCCCATCATTTCAGCGTTGAAACCGAACTCATATTTTTCATTCTGGCTTAACTGTTCAAGCTGAACAAGCCCCGGAGAAATTACTGCGGGGTCAATTGGTCTTACCGCGTCCATTTTGCCGGGGGCAACCTCAATGTTTTTCCCGGAACCTGACTGCTGAAGATCGGCAGGATTGACAACCGCCCCGGTTTCAAACTTCCAGCCGGAAAAGATTGTACGCATAACCGTTCCAAGAATCTGAGACTTTCTCTTGTTCGTTTCTTTCTGCCGGTCTTTGTTCGGTCGGACAATGCCCATGAACTTCCATACAAGGTCGTCAAAGTCGGGCAGGAAATATCCGGGAATAGGAAAGATCGGGAAACGGTTCAGGCCATGAGGGTGGGGGCCATCATACACTATAAGCTGGTCTTCAATAAGGGTCGTAAGCTCTACTTCGTTAACATAACGCTCAATAAACTCAAGGTTGCGGTATGCGTCCAGCTCACTGTTTGTTTCAACGTTGTTCGCCAGCTTAATTAACCTTTCGATTTCCTTCTTCTCTTTGCGTGTTCCCTCAAACTCTTGTACGGACCCATCCATAGTATCTACCAGGAAGGTCTTTTTGACGCTGGTTTTATACCACTTCTCAATTACCAGAAGCCTTTCGTCTTCTTCAGGTCGGGGGCTTTGCTCTCTGGAAACAAAATCATCACGGTTTCCTGGACGTACTTCATCAATCGCGTTGGCGTATTTCGGGTAAAAGGTTTTCAGGCGAGCAGGGGTAAAGTAGCCGTAGGTGTATACATACGCACAGTCAGACAGATCAAGCTGAGTGAAATCCATATCGGGTAAAACCCTGAACGGGTTTTTGGAGTACAGTCTGATGTCACCTTCCACAAAATCGTTTTCGTAGTCAAGGTCCACATACACCCATCCGAGGCCAGTTATAACCGTATTTTGGAAAGCTGCGGAAACGTTATAGTCGCTGTTATTCGTGGCAAAAATGTATTTAAGCAGCGCGCTGTGAATTTCTGCTGCGTCCTGGTCTGACTTTTCAACTGGACGTGCAACCGCATCGGTGCGGTTCTGCTGTTCATAACCTGTCATAATAGACACGTATTTGAGCAGGAAGTTCATGCTCAGTACGGGGCGTTTCTGTTTTCTCAGCCGATTGGCATTTTCGGGTTCCCACTGATCTCCTGCGGTCATACGCATATCTTCTTCAGCTACCGCTTGCCGAGCTTGCCAGTAGTCGTAAACCTCACTGAAGTGTGAGTACAATTTTGCTTCAGGGGTATCAATGTCTGTTCTGTTTTTCATTATGCTCCCATAAAGTCGTAAGCATCTTCACCAAAATCATCATCATCGATTATTGACTCCCTTACTGTCATTGTGACCTTTGAAGGGGTGATTGGTGTGATCTCCATTATTTGCGGGTCTGCCAGCCGTGATATACAGTCAAGAAGGTCGTCTGTAATCGGGACCGGGAACCGGGCAACTTCATCTTCAAAAAAGATTTTTCGTATGTCGTAAACTGTACCGTCTGCGCTGTAGTAAATCAGTTCTTCAGGGAAGTAGAATCGGTGTTCTTTAAACAGCGGGCGCAGTGCGTTCGCAATACGCTCCATTTTTGGTGTTTTACCGCCAAGAGGAATGAAGTTAAAATATATTCCCCTTCGCATCATCATAAGGTGGAAAAACCTTTCATCGTCCTGCTGTCCGTATGTCTCATATCCGACATCCTGACAGGACCATTTTAAAACCATTGACAGGGTACGTTCCCATCGTTCTTCAAGATAAAGCCTGTCTCGTATAATATCCAACACGTAATAGTTGCCGAAAATGTCTAAACCTATAACTGCTATAACGGTCCAGTCTGAGGTTTTCTTTTTGGTCTTTGCGGGGTCTACCAGGATAAACTTCTTAACAATTACTGGTATCTTCCGATACGGCATGATGTCTGTGACATTCAATACCCGTTTGGAATCCGGTATCGGGTTAAGCTCCATCTGTGCGGAGAAGACATCTTCCTTCATGTCTTCGAGCTTTTGTTCAAGCTGCTCCTGTGTCATGAAGACCGGGTTCTCGCGGTTTTCATCCCAACAGGGGTATCGCCTTACGTGCCAGTTGTCTGTCCGTTTCGCTTCTTCAACGAGTTCACTATGTATGTCAAGATAGTGATAGGTTGTGCCTACCACCATCATTTCCCCAGGGGTAGTTCCGAGGTTGTGGGACTGCCTGAAGCCTCTCTGCGTTTTGCGTAGATTGGCGGGGTTAATTGTCTCGTCTGTTACAAGGTCGTCATAGAACCGTTTGGTATAATGCCGGGAGGTCGGCAGCCTGGTAATCCCCCATGCTTCAATCGTGGCAGAGTTGTATGTTCCCCTGCGCCGGATTGTGATACCTTCGGTTGTCCACTGCGGTGATTCATTTTCGGGGTTTTCAAACAACACATCGTCAAAGGCCAGTTTAAGAAGCTCATTCATGTTGAGTTCTTCTTTTATCCTTTTCAGGAAGCCCTTTGCGATCTCGCGGGAGAAGGAGAATATGGCAATTCTTTCTTCAGGGTTTTTCAGTATACACTGAATGATGTACGCGAATGTAATAATAGATGATTTATAATGCTCACGGGGCCATAAATCTAAGGTTCGGTTGTGCTTACGTTCGACCCCGCGTATGCGTTCAACGAGCCAGGGGTGGTTGATACCGTTACCGGAATCCTGCCCCTCACCGTTCAGCCGTAATATGAAGTAAGCCAGAAAAAATAAATCTTTTTTACAGAGTTTTCTTATGAGAGCCTTATACTTTTTGTGATCTCCTTTTTCCTGAAGCTGGTTGAGCGTTCCGCAAACCTTCACATAATCGTGCTTATATTTTGCTCCTTCGACCGGGGTAAAAGCCCACATTATTCATCCTCAATTTCAATAACTTCATCATGCTTGAGTATATCTATGGTTTTCAGTGGGTCAAAATCTTGTTCTGGAATAACTTGCGGTTCTTCATCTTCCGAGAAATCTTCGTCAGTTAAAAAGCTCTCAAATTCTTCAAGGTTGTAGTCGTCTTCCCCGAAATTAAGGTCGGTGATCTTTTTTCCTGAGTCGGTTTTTTGATTTTTTGGTTTTCCGCATATCCGGTCGAAAATCCACATGCCTATCCGGGTGTCGCCCTCTCGCGCCCTTTTTACGAGTTCCTTTACGATCAGTTGAGCGTTCGGTGTACCCTGGTTTGGAACCTGAAGCTCCTTTGACAAAAGGGTGATTAAGTAATCGTTTCCGTCTTTTGAGTATTTTTTCTTTCGTTTTGGGTCTGGCATTTTTCTTCCGGTCATGGGAGTAGAAACAGACCGTGCAGAACAGGTCTGAAGAATCCCCACTGAATTTTTGAAATTTTTTACAGTTGTTGCAGTAGAGTCTCATTACCCGATTTTAATGGCTCCCTTGTAGGAAAGGAAACAGAGTACAAAAAAGAGGGTTGAAAGTGCTACAATCTTGTACAGTATAATCATCACCGGGAACATCTGGCCGAACGCCATAAGCATAAGGACCATTATGAATGTTCCAAAATACATCAGCCCGAAAAACAGGAAAACGGGGCTGGACAGAAAGAGTATGATCTTCACTGCCTTTTTTATTTTTTTGATCTTATCAGCTATCACGAACGGGATAACGTAAGGGTTAAACTTTCTCATTATCTAATATCCTTTTTCTTATTCTTTTAAGAGGCTGCTCTCCTTCCGGATGTGGGTCAGGAAAGGGGCGGGTGTATTTTTCAAAAACTTCTCTGGAATAATCGTCATAAACCCTTTCTACTGCTTGCGGTATCGAAGGGTCTGGTTTTTCAAAGGGGTTAATCTCCGGCATGACCGCCCTATACTTCGGGGGTTCGCTTGCCCAGGCGCGGTGAAAAAACGAACGTGGCAACAACGGCCTTATTTCTGCCCTGACTATTATGCCGTGGATGGTGTTCCTGTGTTCAAATACGATAAGGTCATTATCCAGCAGATAAGTTCCAATCTTCATGGCCAGCTCTGTTTTGGCATATCTCCCTGCGTCTTCAAGCCGGTCTACAATCTCACGGTCAATCCTGTATTCTCCACCAACCAGGATGGAGTTATTTTCGAGGTAATCATCTATAATGCTTTTTCGGGCTTCTTCTATCTCCCTGGTATATTTTTTCAAAATTTTTTTTTCGATTTTTTCTCTGAGCCTTCCGAACAGTTTCATTTGATTTTCCTGCTTGTAGGATTAGGATGTAAGACCTTGATTGTACCAAAAACTCTTATTGTGTCCGGGCGGGGAGAGAAGGAGTTCCGTTCAAATTCAATGTACCCGTTATTTAACAGGTGTTCAGCAATGTCGTGGGCAACACGGCGTTTCGCTACATAGAGGTAATCGGGAACGTCAGTAAGAACCACCGTGGAAGCATGAACAGATTGTATGGAAGGGTCCGTTCTCATTAAATTTTTTTTAGAAATTTTTTTCACGAACCTGTTCAATTTATAACGATTTATCATTACCCGCAGCTTTCCTGTGAGGGCCATAAATTACTCCTGGACTGGATTTTTTATGATGCTGTCTGTGTGGACTAAATATAGAGACCCGCGCGCGCAAAAAGGGGAGCACCCCTCTCAAAATTTCTGACCTATCCCCCATCAATTCAAATTTGCACACTACACAAATGACTGGCAGTTATATGGTGGGTGTGGGTACAGGGTGATGCTTGCCCCAGGGTAACACATGTATAGTATTCAAATTGCACTACCGATAAGAATAGTTATGTCTCTTTGTGGGTAACAGTGGTGAGTGTGATCGGAAAGTTTGGCTTGTCTAAGTCTGTTAGACTGCACTGTTTACACTGGGCTGTTCCCGACCGAGCAGTCAGTAATAATGAACGATCGTTCAGTGTTTCAGGCTCGTATGGAATTAATCAACCTTCTAACTACAAATTTGCACACTAAACAAATAATTGGTATGTCGTATGCAATAATAAACACTAAACAAATAAACAGTACAAGTAAATAATAACATAAGTAGTGATTAATGTCAAGTGTTATAAGAGTATACAGGACAGGCAGACACTTTCCCCCGATTATTCCAGATAAAACAGTCAAAATTAACCACTATACAGACAAATAGTATATTAATGTTCATCTAAATAACTGAACACTATAAATAAAATAAAGAAATAACAAACTAATATTAATAGTATAATTGTGTATGGTATAGTCATTGATTTAATCACCCTGAACACTTGCCACCGGAAACTATACAAATTTGTACTAAAAACTGGAATACTTAACGTATATAATGTATACATTATTATACGTTAAAAAGTGAAATATTATGGTAAAAAATATCATTTATCTATAAAAATGTACAAATAAGAAAATATCGTAAAAATGCATATTTTTATAAAAAAACGTAAAATAAATTTGACTTTTCAATCAGGGGTATTATATTTAAAGTAGTTCTTTTAAAACTCGTTCGTTTCCGGCTGGTGCGGGAGCGACATATCACATGAAAACCTCACAAATTAACTTATATTAATTTGAGTGCTTTATTTAAGGTACTCAAATTTTTACAAGTTAATTTAAAAAGGGGGTAAAGATCATGGGTAAATCAGTTAGAGAAATTGTCGTTTCTGAATTACTGGAATCCATGAAGGACGGGGTTGTCCCGTGGCACAAACCGTGGTTTCACTTAACAAAATTAAATGTTCGTGGAACTTGTTACAGGGGTGTAAATCGTATGTTACTTTCCCGTTATGATGATGTGCTTTACATGACTTTCAAACAGTGTGGGGAGCTGGGCGGGAAAGTCAAAAAGGATGAAAAGGGAAAAATGGTCGTTTTCTGGAAAATCAACAAAATTGAAACGCGAAACGAAAAAGGGGAAACAGAAATAAAAACTGTTCCAATCCTGCGCTACTATAAAGTATGGGGATTGTCTCAAGTAGAGTTACCCGAAAAGGTTACAGACAAGCTGAAAGCAAAATATGAAACAGAGCGAAAAAAAGCGGAAACTTTACCGGATAGCACAATTGAAGAATTTCTAAAAATGACTGGAGTCAAGGTCAACCGGATTGAATCAGACAGCGCACATTATACACCGTCAAGTGATAGTATCACAATGCCGTTAATTACTCAATTTAAAACACCTGATGCGTATTACAAGACTCACTTTCACGAACTCACTCACTGGACAGGTCACGAATCCCGATGTAATAGGGATTTGTCCGGTCGGTTCGGTTCGGAAAAATACGCAAAAGAAGAACTCACAGCGGAAATCGCAAGCTCAATGCTGTGCTATCATTTTAATTTAGATACTCAAATTGAAATGACTGCAAGCTACTGCGATGACTGGATGCAGGCAATCAGGGACCATAATAACATTATTTTTTCAGCGTCAAGGCAGTCTGAGGAAGCGATAAAATGGTTATCAGAAAAAGTCTTGACTGATGAACAGACAGAGAAAAAGGCAAGTTAGCTTATAATATTTTGAGTGCTTAAATTTGAGCACTCAAACCTTTACAAGCTAATTTAAAAAGGGGGTTTGTTATGAGTAGAGAAAGTCAGATTAAAGAGATTCAGCATTATATTATACCCCAGCTTAAAAAAGCTAATGGGTATAAAAAATTGAGCATGAAAATTGGACGTGATAGGGTTTATGTCTATTGTGGTTCAATTTTAATTTCAGCGTACAAATTAAAATAAAGGGGTAATATTATGTTAAACTTGAAACAAGCGCAAACAGCTAAAAATCTTTTTTCCCTGCTGGTCGATCTCGGCGATCAGCTAAATGGAATTAGCGCGGGATATTATAACGGTACTTTTCAAGTATCTGTTAGTTTCAAAAAGCGCGATTCAAGTCAAGATCATTTTTTATTTGTCATTCATGATTCAGGGGAAATCTCAACAAATTAAAGTTAATTTATACAAATTTGAGTGTTGATGGTTGGCACTCAAACTTTTATAAGTTAATTTAATTTGTTTCTGTTCTTTAAAAGGTTTTATTCCATTCAATATTGAATGGATAAAATAATTTACTAAAATAATAGTGGGGTAATGTTATGTTGTTTAATTACGATCATGAAAAAGGAAGTGTTACAGAAGCATGCGGATTGACTGAGGAAATGGCAGAAAGGCATAACGCGTACATGGGAAAAATTCTTGAACGTATACAGGAACACGCAAACGCTAACGGGGGCCTTTCACCGAGTCAAGTAGTAGAAGCACTTGACACAATAATATGCAAAGAAATTGAGGAAGGCCGGGAGCCAATCGCGCTTAAATGTTTCGTGTTCAAGGAAGCTATGGAGCTGGCAGCATGGAGTAAAATGCGCGCTGATTCTGAACATGAAAGGGTGTTACAATGAATATACAAACTTATTCATTCAATTCTGAATATCAAACCTATATGACAAGACAAGCGCGACATTTAAACCCTATTCAAATCAGAAAGGCTATAACAATTGCCGAAACATTAGCGCGGGATTTCAAAAATCATTTTTACTGTATTGACGCAGAGTTCGGAAATCCTGTAATAGCGTTTCACGGAAACGGGACCGGATTAAAAGAAAAACGTATAAAAATTAAAACAGTCAAATCCGCATAACATTAAAAGGCGGGTCTAACAAGGTTAGACTTGCCTATCTTTTTTCTCTCTATTATTTTTGAGCCACTCAGAAGAACAACACCAGAAAAACAACACCAGAAGAACAACACCAGAAGAACAATAAGGGGGAAAATTATGGCACAATTTAGAGCAACAATAAAAGGCAATCGGGGTGAAGCCTCAAGGCTGGGAACAAAAAAATCTGGCCTTGTAGCTCGCATAAATGGCTGGGATATTGGAGTAGCCATATACGCAAGGCATGAAAAAGGTCATGACTACCTTGACGTATATCAGACATCAGGAAGTAACGGGGGTTACAGTGATTTACTTATTGCTTCAATTTCTGAATACAAACCGACAAATTAACTTATAATATTTTGAGTGCTAAAAATTTAGCACTCAAACTTTTACAAGTTAATTTAAAAAGGGGGTAAGTCATGGAAAACAAAATAAAATCAGTGCAGTCTGTTTTTAATGTTAATCAAGAAATTGCTATTGCCATTACCATATTAATGTCAAAAACGGCACTTCATGACCCTGCTGAAAAAATCATGCAAGAAATTGACAACCTGATAACAGACTCTAACGGCTTAGAAGCCCTAACCGTTGAGGGTGAGTATGTTGACAACTATTATTATAATATTGTAGCGACATACATTAACCGGGGAGACCCGTACAGGACAACAATCCTGCATGACTCTAAAACGGGCGAATTTTTATTAATGTCATGGGGAGACTTTCTTGAAAAAAAATATGCTGCCTAAATTTAGTTATACAAAGTTACATGATTTAATATTGTGTAATTTTGTATAGCGTATCCCCGGAAACGGGAGAGAAAAACAAAGGAGACAAACAATGATAAAATTAACAGATCATTTTAGCCGTGAAATTAAAGGGGTAGAGAGAAACAAAGATGTTCAGTGCTTCACTATCCATGTAAACGATGAAGACCGCCTACACTTATTGTATGTCCCGCCTGATCTGGTTGTTGGAATTGACAGCGACAAACTGGTATACGATGATACGGACGAGCTTCATGCGCTGCTAAATCTTTTAATGACAATAGAGGAAGGGGGTATAACATGAAAAAACAATATATGGCAATCGATCAATATGGTCAAACTTATCATGGGCTTGAACACCCGCGTAAAGACCTGATGAACAAACTGTGCTGCCAACATGCGGACAGGGTGTATGTTGACTCTGCCGATGGGAAAACATACCATGTCGGTTATGTTATAGCCGGTCGGTGGCTGAATGTGTATGAGGTTATACCGTTAAGAAAACCAATAAGGTAGGGAGGCAAAAATCATGAATGATACATGTGCAAATTGTGGTTACTGGAAAGGGCTACACCACTGGAAAACTATGCAGTGCCCCGCCGGGGGTGAGGCCCCGGTGGGAGTAAAACAAGAATGGTTGCAGACTGTTTTTTGCCCGGACACATCAGAACTGGAAGATGAAATTGCCGAGCTTAAAAAACAGGTTGCATTATTACAGACGCTATTAGCATAATTAACAACAGCCCGGAGCAATCCGGGCAGGGAGGTAGCGAGATTGTTGCCCCCTCATTCAACAGGGGGCTTTTTTTTGCGCCGGTCCCAATTGTAATTTACCAGCAACCCCATGAACCCGGAACCGAGACCAACGAGCAGCCCATCGGACAGGTCAACAACGTTGCCCCGGAGAAGCTCAACAAGAACAACAAATATCTTGAGAATAACAAAAATTATGATAAAGAAGAACAGCACTGAAGCATAGAAATACACCGGCTGGAAATCACCCTGAGAATAGAAAAACTTTTTCATGTGCCTCTCCCAAAAAGCGTCTTAATTTTAGCCCATGTCCACCACCACTTTCTGATCTTAACCCCGCAGAAAGGACAGGTCATGCCCTTGACTTTTTCTTCGTTGTATTGGTTCCAATCAAGTTTATTGTAGGCTTCGGGACAGGCATAAAAATATGAATACTTACCATGAAAAATATATTGGCATTTCTCTAAATCTTTCATACTCTACCTTCATGCCACCCCTTTAAATATTTATAATTGCGTCCGGGGCATTGCACCCCGGTAGGAAGGAGGGAGGCCGGTTCTTTCAGAACATTCGTTCTCTACAGTACCCCGGCATGAAGCCGGGGCGACCGGACCCTGTACTCTATATATTATACGCTAAAGCGTGTTATTTTATGGTACTTTTTTCTTGAACAGCAGCTTTCGCTTTCTGAAACAGTATGGCAAGCCTTACTCCCTGTATCTCTTTTTCTGCTTTTTCTATCTGGCTTAAAAGCCTGTCGCAAAAATTTATATCGAGATCATGTTTTGTACTCAGGTGCTTAACAACTTCCGGTCGCAGCTTGCACTGTAAAAAGGTGATAAAATCTCGAACCTTTGTTCGCCACTCTCCCCAGTCTGAGCTGTGTGCAATCCAATGCCAATATGAAAAGGGGTTCGCACACCCGTGCCCTGCCAATACCAAAATACATTTTGAACAAGCTAAACGATTTTCGCTATTACGTCCTACATGCTGGCACAAGGGACAATGTTCACCATACCAGTTTTCCCCGCACATATTGTACATTTTTGCCCTTGAGGCGGGGTCGGTGGAAGGTTCGTCTTCTATGGCATCAAGCATCCGAGTGTAATGACTGATCGTCTGATCTATTGCTTTCAGTATGTCCGGTCCTTCTTCCTGAATTATTTTAATCGCCCTTTCATTAAACTTCATTTTTCTCCCCCGCGCTTATATGATTAAATCAGCTCTAATTCTCTCCAGTCGCCTTGCCATACTGCCAACTTCCCTTCGTATTTGTTCCAGCTTTTCTGAAACGGGTGTAGGTTCCGGCTCTCTGGCGTTTGTATGAACTTCTTCTGGTGGGGGTTCTTTCGTCACCGGCTTCAAACTCTCCTCTAATGCGCTAATGCTTGTATACAAAACCGAAAGCTCTCCCATAATTTCCGCAGCTTGTCCTAAGAGGACACTGCTTTTTTTTGTTTCACCTGTATTTACACTCATTTTTTTTCTCTCCTTCCCGAATAACGGGCTAAATAATTTACCAAAGCCACCCGTGCCAGAGCTGCCGTGTTCCCGAACCCTTTTGCGCGGGCGTATTCTTCAGCTTCTTCCTTCAGGTCTTCATCGACCTTAAATTTAATTATTGTTCCCTTCATCTTTTTTCCTCTCATGATGCTTGCAGTCTTTACATGGCATGGTGTTCTCTCTTGTGTGCAGTGTATTTTTTGCGGGGCTGCGGGTCGTTTTTTTTCAACTCAATATCCAGGTAATCCTTAATCGCTTCAATCTTTTGACTGAGATCATTAATCAGAAGAACTGTGTCGCAGTTAGCCTGGTTAATACTGTTCTGTAAATCTGATATTCTGCTTCTCACATAATCCCCAATGCCCGGTGTTATTTTATCCTTTTTCATTTCTTCTTCCTCTTGTACACAATGTATTTTTCGGGAGTATATCTCGCTGCTCTTTTCCTTAAATCCACCTTCAGGTGGTCAACAAGGGCGTCAACCTTCCGTCTGATCTCCCATAGATCGTCCCTTAATTCTTTCAGGTTTAGTTCTTCCAGGGTCTTCAGCCGTTTTTCGTGGTCCATCCCCCGGTGGTTAGAACAGGTGTCTTGTTCAATGCTTCTTCGTAAATCATTTATGTCCTGGACCACCCCTTCTAATATTTCAAAACAGGCTGCTTCCTGAGTGGGTGCTTCTTCGGGTTTCGCTTTTCTCCTTTGAAAATAATCTTTTATATGCCTTATTCTCATTTCTTTTTCCTCTTGTGGTTTTCTTCGCGGGACCGGGAATCGAACCCGGACCGATTTACAGGATATGAGCCTGTCACAGCACCAATACTGTCTGCCCCGCATACACGGCTGCCAATCTTTCAAGGGGTTTCCTCTACGGAAACATGGGCGGGGAAGGGGAATCGAACCCCCGCTTCAGGTGTCACAAACCTGGGTGCTTCCAACTACACCACCCTCGCCATAACCCCCGCCATAAAATATAAGTCAAAAATGGGGCAGGGGTAGTGCCAGTACCCCCGCCCGAATAAAGGAGGTGTCAATGAAATAACATCTGGACATGGCGGGAATCGAACCCGCGTCCAGGGACAGCACTTCGGCTTTAATCCCTGTCTACACCTGTTCATGCCCCTTATGCTGACTTCAACGCTTTTCTTACATGCTTCACCTGAAAATAGTGTGTTGCACCGGCAACCTGTTTGTCCGTTCGTCTTTTAGCCGTCCGTCTTCTGGTTTCAATTTTCCGGCAAAACTTATCCAGTGCCTTGTCCAATGCAATTGTTTCGCCAGTGCTCCGGTCAAACTGATCTCCGGCAGCAAAATTACATTTAGCAATTCCAACTGTTTTTATCTCCCCAATACCATAGCTGCTGACCAGTGTGCATTTTACAACCTTTTGATTAAACTCCTGGAACTCTGCCCGAAATTTAATATTGTTAAACTTACCCCTTAATACTCTCATTTTCCCCTTCCCCTTGTTTGTTGTTAATGAAACAGTTTCCCCTGACTCCTCTCTGCCAGGTCTTTTTTCATCCGCATAATTTTGCGATTAAGTTTTCCCTTCTTCTTTTCCAATGCCTCAATCTGATTATTTAATTCATATACTTCGTCTTGTAGTATGGTTATTTCCAGCTCCGGGTCTGTGTTAGGTCTTATAAATGGCATCAGAACACCCCCGGCATAAGCTCTTTTACCCTGTTAAAAACAAAAAACCGCAGGGTCTTAAAGTTTATGGTGGGGTCTTTGAACTTCTTCAGGATATTCCATGTTTCTTCTCTCACGATGTCATAAAACACGGTATTCAATAAGCGTGGAATATCTTTGCTCCCGAACCCTTCAATCTTTGCCTTAACCTTCTCGCATAACGCCTGAGTAACGTACATCTGTGCAATCGCATCTTCTACCTGTGCTTTCCCTTTCTGCTCCGGTGCGCCCATAACTTTGCAGTGCTTCTCTTTGAACTCTGCTCTGACAATCTTCGCCCAGGTCTGTCTTCCGTATGCGTTCCTGTAACCGTAGTTCTTAATAACTATTCCCTCACCAGCCCCCTTTCCGTCCTGAATCAAATAGTCATTCTTCTCAAGCAGGGCTACAAGCTGTTCATAGGTCGGATTCTGAATAATCGCCAATGGTGGAATGTATTCAATGCCGTGTTCTTCCAATATTGGCTGGTACTAAGGGTAGGGCAGATACGCCACTCCCGCATCCTGAAAGGGGTTGTCCACTGCAACGTCAAACACATAGAATCTGCGCCATGCTTCGTCCCTGTATGTTCTCAAAGTATGCGGAACCAACCACTCGCCAAACAAACGTAAATCAGAGTGCGCCTTAAAAAACTCAATCAGTTCCGGTCGCTCCTTTGCATACTCACAAAATCCTGCATTGTCTGAACTTAAAGACAGGTGCTTTCTCCGGCTTCCGGTTTCGACCGCCCCATCGTACCAAACACTTGCGTTCGTGCCGTCAATTTTCGGGAACACGTGCACTCTGCCTACGTCAATACCCCGAACTTCATCCGTGCCGTAACGCTCTATATGTTGATATTTTTCAAACTTCATTGTTCTACCACGTGTCGTACCCCGGTATAGCTTCATCAATCGTCTTCTCAGTAAAGCCCATCCCTCTTAGTAAAGCCCTGAAAAGCTCTGTCATGTCAGAAACGTGCTCACACTTTTTCAGTCTGTCTTCAACCGTTATTGACGCGCTTTCTGCTGGATAACCATACTGGTGTTCTTTTTCAATCTGCACTGTAATTCGTATCATTTTCATCCCCCACCAAGTCTTTGAATAAATTCGGGTTAAACTCCGGCTGTTCCATCGTTGATATTATCTCGTATGTTTTTTCCCATCCCGGAAACCCGCCCAGGTTTTTATCATCGATATATATATCCGCATAAATCTTCGGTGCTGGTTTAAAGCCTATAATCTCATAATTTACATTCTCATTTACACGGTCAAAGGGTACGCCGTTCTTGTGCAAATACTCAATCGCACAAACAAGCTCCTGACCGCCCCGGCACGTCCAAATTATTATCCGGTGTCCATCTGCGTATAACTGACTTATGGTTTCAAAAGCTCCCGGCAGTGGCTTACCGATATGCGGGTACTTATGTTCAACGATTGTACCGTCAAAATCTATTGCAATAATCATTAATGCCTCCGGTGAAACCGTGATCTGATTGGACATATAAGAACGTGTTTCATTTCCATTTCGTAATGCCGGTGGTCCATATCTCTGAGAATCCTTCCGTAATCGTTTTCGCCATAATGTTCACACATTCCGTGCCTGTTGCCATATTCACAAAAAATACAGCCTTTATGTTTTACGCAAAAAGGACAGGCAAACGAGCCAAAATCGAATCTGTTTTTACCTTCCTGTGTAAACATTCGCGCCAATACTTTAGCTGCATCACGGTAGGACCAGCTCAAAATCGCCTGTGCGTCTTCTTCGTCAAAATAGGGAAGGTCTGTAAATCTTGCTATCTCCCCCGCCTTGCGCTTCATATAATCCACAAGGGTTTTTCGTGGAAAAATATATTGACTCACCATGTTATTACCTCACCTTCAAATGGTATACCGTATTGGTGTAAAATAAAATCATACATTTCGGCAAAGCTGTTAAATCCGTCTTCAGTTGCCAGCCGTTCCCTTTCGCGGGGTGCGATCTCCCTGTCTTCTATGTACACCCGATATGTCCCAATATAGACCGGCTTTACATCTTTACAAACAACAGTCGTTATGTGTTGAGCGATTTTTTCATCACCGCCGGAGTACAGCTTTATTTCATCCCCCGGCGCAATTCCCTTTCTTCTCCTGATTGTCTGTCTCTTTCTGCCAACCAAAAGAATAGGGTAAAACCGCTTCTTAAAACTCAGTGCGTGTGTCATAACCTTTTGAAAAACTTACACTTAAATTCTTCCTTCGTGTAAAGCTCTCTCTCCTTCATCCACTGTAAAAATAAAAAGCTCTCACAGGCTCCCCACTGTCCGTCCCGCATGAACCCATCGTCAGGATTCCAGAAATAACAATTTAAACACTGCCTAATAATATTTTTTCGTGGGCTTTTCTTTGATTCCATTTATGTCTCTCCACAGCTTCCGTAACCTTTCTCTGTGTGCCTTGTAAAATAGTACGACCGCCTTCTGTCCCTCTGAATGATATATACCCCCCAACTTCCAGCCTAACGGGGGAAGATACTGCACCAGCTCAACGTCCTCGATGATCTTAAAGTGTACCGGGAATTTTCCAATCACGGGCCGGTAACTATACAGCCCCATTTCAGGTACAGAGTTCCCTGCATCTATTACACAGTCTTTGTATATCATTTCAAAATCCCTCGTAGTTTCTTCAGTGCAACATCCTTGCGCCAAAACACAGTTGCCAGTGGCTCGCCCAGGTCTTTTGCTACCCCTTTCATTGCCAGCCCATACATATAATAGTGATCTATTATATACTGCTCCTTGTCGTCAAGCTGGCGTATTGCACTGTTCAGCTTGTCAACCTCGATTGTCCGCACCAGTTCGT